GTCAGCACGACCCCTCATCAGGGAAGCCAGCCCATTCCAGGGGTAGAATGGGCATTCTTGGGCACATGAGAAAAAGATAGAAGCCAGTCATTTCTCTAGGGGACCGAACCCCCGGCCCTGAGTCGCTTACAGCCGCCTGGTGCAAATCAAGCGGGTTCTCAGGCTCAAGCCATCGCCGATTTTACGCATCCACCAGGTAACACGCGGAAAGTGCAGGGTGTCCAATCACCACTTGGACACAGGGCAATGTTCGAAACATCGCCTCCACTTCTTTCTGTTCATTTTCCGCGACTCCATAAACTTGCTGAACATAAGAAACAGTCTCCGAGCAAGCTTCATACAAACGACATTCACGTGCAGCCAAATTGTAGCGGTGCTCCCGAGTAAACTTGAACGATTTCTCAAACCCTCGGTTAAAATGTCGCATCAACCACATCACACGCTGTATATAACTCCGTAACATGGGTATGTGGTTAGTCGAAAAAGCAAACGCACGCGCCACTCCGCACAGATAACTTTGCCATTGTTCTCTAGGTTCAGTGGAAACCCCCAATCGGGCAATCAGTCTGGCAATCTTCGGGCCAAACCGTGCCTCCACATTTCTCGCATCCAAAATATGCTGGGCTTCCTGGTCATTCGCAACCTCGATCATCTCAACCTTTTCCCAATTGCTCGGAATATCGTCAGACAACAATGTATAAGACGAACAAGTGACCGCCCACTTGTCCATTCCGCAGTAAAAGAGATGAGGAACAACCGTCAAACGTTTCTTGCTTCTGAAATGAATGACCTTTTTGGCTGGGTAAGGTCTCATGTTGAGAAATGTCATTTCAGTGTCGTCGTAAGAGAAGAAGAATTTTGGTATCAGGCCCAACTGAGAGATAAACGTTGGAACTCGAGACAAACGCACGCCTTGTTGCACATTCAAAATATTGTCGTCACCCAACACTACCATGGCCATACTGTGACCGTTGAATATGATGTCCCAATTCTCCCCGTTGTCACGAAATATAGCATAGCAATGGGCCGCAATGTTGTTAACCGAGTTCGAGAGGCAGGTGTCAGCAACACCAGATTTGAGAGTGCCTCTCACCTCGAACTTCACTCCGTACGGCCCATAGCCACCAATGACCGTCTGGGCATGGCGGATGAGATCTGCCCAATCGCAGACATACTGATCTCCCTCAAAGTCAAATTGGCGGTACAACCATTCGTCTAGATCCTGCAACTCTTTGCATTCCGACGAATCGTAGAGGGTAAAATCATCCCATCCTACCAGTGGCTTATTGAAGTGACGCGCATAAAAGTCTGAGAGCGTGGCGGGGTTCATCCCCGTAGCCATTTGAATATGGGAAGGTAACATCTCTTCAATGGCTTTTTGCAAGGCATAAAACTTTCTGCCTGTGGCAACTCTAGCCTCTGGTTTAGCCGTCTCTATGGATCTCGGTTTGAAGTCTGGCTTAACACCAAAGGCATCGCTCTTCTCAGTCTTTTCAACTTTTGGGAAACACCCAAATTTTGCCCACCTCCAGGCTGTCACTTTGTCGACTGGAGTGGTGCGCATCACCCAATCTGCATTGTCATTTTCTTTCACTTTCCATGGCTCAAATCGATTGGAGTTATTCCATTCTCCCAATTCAGGTATCTGTAACACCGGTCGAACTCCTTCACCATATTTCCGTGAAAGCACTTTGAGCCAAAACTTTTTGAAAAATGAAACAAACTTCGGCCATTCATCGAG